ATGGCAACAGTATTAAAAATATCTATTGAAAAAGATAATAGTACATCAAAGTCTCAGCTAAATGAAGAGAATAATGTAATAATAGAATTTGGACAAAAAGGAATAATGCTTACACCGAAAAAGTATAAGCAATTATTTGAAATAGTAAATAAAATTAAAGAATTAGTCGTCCAAGTTGATTCTTAATTTCTCAGCAAGTTTATGTAAAAGAGAACCAGTGTTATAATAATCAGTAAAACCTATAACTGTTTTACAAGATTGACAACGAACAAACATCAGTTTAAAATTAGATCCTTTTGGAGTCTCTTCTACCATTTCAAAAGAAGTGTTAGAACAATTAGGACATTTTGAATTAGAGTAATTAGCCATAAATATTACAATTTTATATTAATCAACTCAAATGTAATATTTTTCCCGAAAACAACTACTATGTAGTGGGTTTTAAGTGGTTCGAGTCCACTTCGGGAACAAAGTTTAAAATAAACTTAAAATAAAATGAATCTACTGAATAACGACATAATTATACGCAAATACAAAGACGAAGAGCGCCTGTGGGTTTCTCAACGCTTAGTAATGCAAAATTGTGGAGTTTCAGAAGAGTATTTAAGAACTAAACCGAGAGATTTATATAAAAATTCAATTTCAAAAGGTTACAAATACGGGGATTATTTACCTGACACAGGTAAAGCTTGGCGTTGGGCAAAGGTAAAAGGTCAATTTTATTATGATTATGATAGAATCCCAGACCGCAAGCCAACACACTACAGAAGTAAATTAGGCACAAAGCATGAGCTTTTACAAGCGTATGAAGCTCTGCTAAGTGCTAATAAAAGTAAAAAAGAAAATTTAGTTATCAATAGTATCATAGGACAAGTGGCTTTATCAGTTAATAATAATGATATAGCATACTATATGTATGATGCACCTGTAACATTTACACGTAAACAAGCTGAACAAATGGCATCTGCTAAGGCTTGGTGTATTTGGATGGCTAAACAAATGGATAATGACAATTTCAAACTTCTTGGAATTACGAAAAAGCAAGATTTCTTTTCTGTTTGTACAGAAATTTTATCGCCTTTAAATCTTGAAGGTTTTAAAATTAGTTCAGCAGAATATTTACGAAATACTGTTTTATACAAATTTCCGAAAGAGAATATTTTAGAACAATTAAACTTCTTTATTTCGGATAAATACGGAAATCAAAATGCCTTAGTAGTTGGTAAATATCCAATTTTCAGCGAAGAAACAGGCGAAATTTTTCAGTTTGACATTCATCAAGCGATCATGTTTAATTTATACATGAATCCTGGTTCTGCATCAAAAGAATATTTACACTCTCTTTGGGAGGATAAATATTGCAATGACATTTTAGAATTTGGAATGCAACCTGTTGCTTATCGTACATTTTGCCACCACTTATCACGTTTTAATAACGAAATTAAAACAGCAAGAGAAAGACATGGTGTAGAGCATTATAAAAAGAATGTTCAAACCTATGTAACTGCTGAAAAGCTGAAATATTCACACTCTTTATTTTGTGCCGATGGTTCAGGAACTATTAACTACTCTTATATAGATAAAAAAGGAAAACAAAACACAATGAAATTATACGTCATCTTAATTACAGATGTTGCAAGTAAAAAAATTGTGGGTTGGGCTCCATCTATAAAAGGTTCACACAAAGAAACGCCACAAATGACAATTGAAGCTGTGAAAATGGCGATTGAAAATACAGGACGTCAAACGATGTTTGAATTTATTTCAGATAATCATGGAGCATTTACATCTGCTGAGTGTAAAAGCTTTTTGAACATGGTATTTAACAGAGTTAGAACTATAGAAGCTGGTAACTCACAAGCCAACCCTGCTGAAACTCAGTTCCGTTTGTTTAAACGTAGTTTAAAAGATATTAATTCTTTTATATCGACTTCTTGGAATGCAGGAATTGAAGGGCAAGCAAATGCAGATTATATCAAAATTGATGATTTACCAAACTATGAGGATGCTTGTATTATGATGCACAACCTTATAAAACGTTGGAATAATACCAAATTAAGAGATCAAGTAACGCCAAATGAACGATATGAATACAGTATTCATCCAAACTGTCAACCAATAAACCCAATTGTATTAAGATACTTATTTGCAAATCATACAGAAGTAGATTTACGCTATATGAGAGGTTTTGTAAATGTATTTAAAACGAAAGGTTACAATGAATCTACGATGTATCAATTCGAAATTCCAAACTATGGAGCTGATGGAACTGAGCAAATAGCAAAAGCATTAGGTTATACAAATAATGCTAAAGTCAAAGTGATTTGGGACGAAAATGCAGCGGATTTATACACATTGGATGGTAAATACATTATGACTTGTTTACCTGCAATGAAAGCGGTTCAATCTCATGCTGAACTAAATGATGATTACGCAAATGGATTGGATCATCAAATCGGACGTAAAAAAGCACAAACAAAAGCAATAGATGAGTTTGAAATGGCTTTAAATGATGCTTTTCAAGAGTTAGGCTATAGCCAATCAATGGCATTTGGTGGAAATAAAGAAAGTTACAACGGCTCTCAAATCGAAACAGAAACGAAAAAAATCAATAATAAACAAACTAAAACCAAACAGCGAGTTGACCGCGACTTCAACGAAAGCGAATGGTCTTAGTTAAATCTTTAATAAGTATGACAAATTTAACACAAATTCAGAGAACAACCGACATTCCACAAGCAATGCAACGCTTTTTGGACGAAAGAGGTGTAAAACAGCCTGAAATCGTAAAATTATCAGGTGTAAACAAAGCCACAGTTAATTTAATTTCTCGTGGTATTGAATTCAACGGAAATACTCGTATTTCTGATAAATACTATAAACAAATTGCGAATGCAATTGGGTTGAAATTAGAAAAAGCCTATTGGCAACACTTCAATACGTTCAATTTTAAACAGGCAATTTTAACTTTTGAAAATGCTCGTAAAAACAAAGAACGTCGAGGTATTGACGGCGATACAGGTTTAGGTAAAACATACGCTGCAACTGCTTTCAAAAAGAAATATCCTGCAATTGTAACCTTGGTAAAATGCGACGAGGTGGCGAATACAAAAGAGTTTGTTATTGCAATGGCTGAACAAGTGAAGGCTTCAACTATAGGAACTAAAAACACTATTTTAAAAGCAGTTGTCAAAAAATTGAAAGAAAAAGACGAAGCATTTTTAATAATTGATGAGTTTGAAAACTCTAAAAAAGGAATTATACCTGTTATCAAATATTTAGCTGATGAATTAGAAGGTGTTGTGCCTGTAGTAGTTCTTGGGATTGATGTAGAAAAAATGCTTTCTAAATCTGCTGAAAAACGCAAGCAAGGTTTTATCCAAGTAAACAGACGCTGGTCTTTCGGTTGGACTTTCTTAAACCAAGATATTACAGAAGATATTACAAGTATTTGTGAAAGTGTAGGAATAGAACGCAAAACAGTCATTAATTGGTTAACCGCTCGTGTTAAAGATTTTGACTCTTTAAAAAACATCATCACAACTGCATTGATTGAAAGTGAAAAGAGCGAGGAACCAATCACAACGGAAATGTTAAACGAATTATTCGCAAACTAATGGGAACACTTTATTTGTCTAAAATGATGCTTGTTTATCGTAACGAAAAAGGCAGAATAACAAAAGTTTATACAGGGCAATTTGCCTTTGATATGATAGGAGACGAACCAATTAATGTAGAGAAATAATGGAAGGAGGCTTTTTAGATATAGTTGATCCTGAGTACATTAAAAAGTATTTAAAAAATATCGAATTAGAGCAAAAGAAAAGGATTGAATTAGTAAAAAAGATTGTAAGTATTGTTATTAGTAAAGAGTTGCATGTTGATATAAACACAGAAGTTAGTTGTATTTATGTTCATTCTCATGATTTTAAATTCAACTCTAATAGTTATTTCTCAAAAGAATTACATGATTGTAAATCTTGTGATACAGTACCATTAACAGAGTTATTAGAATTAGTAAAAAAATATAAAAAACAAGCGGGATAATACCCGCTTTTGGTGGTAAAAACAATAAAATAACAGTATGGAAGCATCAATAATGAACAAGCCAGCAAGTGAAATGTCAGTAGACGAATTATTGGCATTGGCAAACCAAAAGCAAGAAGCTGAATTGAAACAAGCAAAACAGCGTAAAGACGCATATTTCTCAGATAAAAACAACTTTCTGAATGATGTTGTTGCTAAATATCAAGAAGTACAGGATATTTTGAAAAGTTTGAAAAAAGAAGCCATTACACACGCTGAAAATTTCAATCGTTTAATGTACGAAATTGAAAACAAGGCAGTAAAAGACGCTAAATCTTTCAAATTAGAAAATGAAACTGTTCGATTAATGGTTGAGGAAAAAGAATTGTTCTCATTCACAGATGAAGCAATCGTTCACATCAACTCAATTCGTGATATTTTCCGTAAAAAGTTTGAAGGAAGAAACAAAGCTTTTTACAATTTATTAGATGGTATTCTGATGAAAAATTCAAAAGGAGAATATGATCCAAAATTGTTGACAAAAGCACGCAGACAAGTGAAAGAAATCGGAGACGAAGAGTTGATTTCTGAATTTGATAAACTAACAGATTGTCAAAAAGTGGTTGGTTCTGCTAAATATATCCGAGTATATACAAAAGACGCTGAAACTAAGAAATGGAATGATATAACGCTAAATTTTTCAAGTCTATGATCGTAAATATTTTATTCGGATTGTTTGCATTAGGAATGCTGTCAATCCTTGGTGTAGTGGTTTATTTTTCTAACAAAGCAAATGACAAAATATGAGTGTTGAAATTACAAAAGTATCAAGCGAAATGTACATCGTAAATGGAAAATCAATGTTATTGGAAAACTTAAGATGGAAACCTCAAATTGAATGTTTGACAATAGATGAAGAAATTGCATTTAAACAGCGTTTAAACGCTGATTTATTCAACGAAAAGAATATAAACTATGCCACTATCGGAAATATACGTTATCGACGATCTGACAAATGAAAAAATAAAGTTTGATTCGATGAAGGAGGTTGCAATTTTCATTAGTGAGTTATTAGAAATTGAAGTAGACATGAGAATTCTCTATCGTAATAAATCTCGTAAAAATAGAGCCTATAGACGTTTTTATATCACTACAAATGAAAATTTTAAACCTCGAAATTTTGTTTCGTCAAAACTGAGAAAAAGTATTAAAACGGAGTTTAAACCAAGTTTAAACAAACGTAAAAATCAAAAATGGTTCACAAAAAAGACACGAATCATAAAATAATTATCCTGATCGGCAAACTCCGAGGTTCGAGTCCTCGGCAGGAACAATCAAACCAAAAACCATATAAATATGAACAACATTTATCATTATGAAATGAATTTGAGAGACAAACGGAGCATTGTTTTGACAATTGCGACAAGAACAGGTATCAAAGATGCTGATTCTTGGGAGAAATTCAACAGATGGATGCTGAATAATAGCGTTCTAAAAAAAGAATTGCACAAATATAAGTTAGATGAATTGGATAAACTTATCAAGCAGTTTAGAGGATTAGAAGCGAATTACAGAAAATCTGCTGAGAAAACAGGAACTAAAGCGTGGATGCACAAAAACAAGTTCCAACCATTGAGTCAAAATTAAAAAAGACTTGAGACGCAACATATCCCAAGCCCCATTGACCACGGCAAAGATATTTTAAAAAACGTCTCATACAATGGCATATAATCGCAAAAATTATTTAAAAAGAGTTCTCAAGGTTCAGCAAATAACCCTTGAGCATCGTGCGCAAGGGTTATATTTTAAAGAGATTTTTCATCAACACATAGAAAATCAATTTAATATCTGCCAAAGGACTTACGAAAATTATTTGGGTGTAAATGCTAAAAAACAGCTCCGAGAGTTTGAAGAAATTGAAAATACAAACCAAATCACGCTGTTTTAATGAGAAAAATTAAACTAAAAATTGATTACGAGGTTCTGAGAGCCTTAATCAATATCGTAATTAACGGTCTGAATGCGCCGTTCTTTGACAATCAGGAAGAAAAATTTAAACAATCGGTTAAAGCTGATTTGTTTGTCATGTTGAGTAAAAAATCGGTGGCTTTAAACCTTAAAAATTTGACTTTAAAGTATCATGAAGCCTACCTATTACATGATGAAATAGGAAAGATTTCGCACACATTAGAAGTGTCAAATTATACCAGTCTGAAAGTACTCAATTTTTACAGTGAATTAGATCAGTTTTTAACCCAAAATTTACAAATAAGATGAAAGATTTTAACGAAAATGAAGCGATTGATACACTGTTTCAATTATTAAACCCAAGTAACGACAAAAAAACAACAATTACAGAAACGGTTAAGTCAATTGAAGAATCAAAAAAATATCTGAAAACCATTTACGAAAAAGGTTTTAAAGATGGTATAAATCAAGAAAAAAGTAAAATTTCAAAACTGAATTGATATGAAAAGAATATTTTTTCAACTATTTGAGTTAACAATGGCTTTTGCATCCATTACATTTATAATACTATTTATTAGAGCGATGAAATCAGATGATATGGATTTTGTTATATTCTATGGCATAATTGGACTATTAATCACTAAGCTTTTTTTTAAAATGAAAACCCCTTAATTATGAGTTATTCAAAGCCTGTTCCGAGAAATTGTGAAGTTTGTAATACAATTAATTGTTATTCAATAGTTAATAATAAAGGTGAACTTTTAGGGCATTTATGTGGTTCTTGTATAAAGGTTAAATACGGAAAGCCTAAAGAAGAAGAGCAATTAAAATTGTTAATTTAACAACCATTAGTTTATGCATAAACTTGATTTTTCAGAAAAACTAAACGAAAAGCCTTCCTATTTTATATACAAAATTTGGGAAGGCTTTTTCCGTAATAATCTTCATCGATGCGATTATTATTACAATCAATTTTTAGACGGTTATCAGTTACAATTTGGCAAAGAATGGGATAATATGGACGAGGACAATTTACAGAGTTATCCTAAGTTTCATACAATACGCTCTAAAACAGGATTGTTAACGGAGGATTGCGAACTGCAATTAGTCATCAATAAAGGAACTCCAAATGAATTTACGTTTACGCCGACGCTTTATGTCCGTTCAATACAACAAATTTGGATGATAAACGAACCCGAAGGCTTTGGCTTTACTGTAAATATTGACGGAATTATCCGAACTGATGCTTTGATTGAACAACTCGCAATCAATGATGGTTTTGAAAGTTTAGAAGCCTTTAAAACCTATTTTAAACAGAAAATGATAAATGGCTCGTATTCGGGATTTATCATTCATTGGACAAACTTAAAATATTAAAAAAATGACAATAGAAGAAATACAAAATAAGTATGCAGTTGAGGAATTTTATAAAGATTGGGAATCGCTCCTGAAAAATTGTATTGAATTTAATCAACTTGAAAGTTTACAATTTCATATTAATACTGTATCTAATTTAATACAAGAAGAATTTAGATTTAAAATATTGAAAAATGTTGAACTTGTAAATGATTTTGAAAAAGTAAATATATCAATTCTTAACACTTCAATTATTCGCTGATATGAATAACATAATGATAGACATCGAAACGCTTTCAACAGAATTTGATGCTGTAATCTTATCCATTGCAGCTGTCCGTTTTGACTTAAAAACAGGCGATCGAAGTTCGGAGGATTTGTATATCCGTATTGATAAACAAAGTTGTGCTGATGTTGGATTAAAAATTGATCCTGATACTGTAGATTGGTGGTTAAACCAAGAAGATAATGCACGCAAAGAATTTCTTAGAAATGATGATCGTACATTGTTAAAAGATGCACTAAAACGTTTATCTATTTTTATACCGAAAGATGCAAAAGTATGGAGTAACGGATCAACCTTTGATTTGGTTATTTTACGAAGTGCTTACAAAGCCTGTAAATTGAAATTACCGTGGGAATTTTACAACGAGCGAGATGTACGCACTCTTTCAGATTTAATCCCTACAATTAAAGAAAATGAGCCTTTTGTTGGTACAAAACATCATCCGTTATTTGATTGTATGCACCAAATAAAATATTGTTCAAAAGTTTATCAGCAATTGAACTTAGAAAACACTCATTAATTTGAGTGTTTTTTTTGTTTTTACGGGAAACCGTAAGATAATTAATTAAAATAATATCTAATTTTATAAAAATTTGAAAATGAAAAAAATACTACTCATTTTAATTGCCTTTTTATCAGTAAATAGTTTTGCTCAAGAAAAACCTGACTGGAATTACGATTATAACCAACCAATTAGTGCTTTTTTTCCTCAAACATTACCTGTGTTTACTGAAAAATATTTAGTTACTCAAAATACATATTATGAATTGAATTGGGTAGCAAATAATTTACGTAGATTGATTGAAAAACGTTTAAAATTAAGATTTAATGATGATGAACAAATTTTAAAAGAAGGTTCATCAACGGATGTATATAAATCATTATCTGGACATACAATTGATAAATTATCTGTAAAGTATAATATTTTTACTTATTATGGTACGTATGTAGTAAGTTCAGTTGAAATTACAGGAAGTCAAGCTTCATTAATTAGTTTATTTGCATATTTATATAATGTTGATTTACACAAATTAACATCTAAAACTTTTAGTAAAGATTTTGCACAAGATCGTGCAGTTTTGAATTTAAATGATAATAAAATTGTTATTAAAAATGATTTATTTAAAACTATATCTGATTTTAAAAATGATTTTGAAATAAGAAAAAACAAGTATAAAGTTGATAAATTAGCTTATGATTCAGAATTAGAAAAGGAAAAAAAGGAATATGAATTGGCTCTGATACAACAGAAAAAGGATTACGAAGAGTATCATAAAAACAAAATTGAAAAAAGAAAACAAGATTCAATTAGAGATATAGAAATTAAAGCATCTATGCCTAAAGAATCCGTTGGGATGTTTTTTTATAAAAAAGTAGGTTCTATCATAAAATTTACAGAAGAACCTACTGATGAAGTTTTAAAAAAGTTAATTGTAGAAAAAGCAAAACAGGATAAAAATGGAAATTTTGCAGTTTATGTTAAGACAATTACAATTAAAGATGAAAAAACTTATGAAATAAAATTGAATAAACGTTAAACGTCATAATCAATTCTTTCAACCAAATTACCTGAAAGTCGCACTTTGTCATACGAACCCTCATGGATATTTCTTTGAGGGTTTTTTCGTCCCATATACGAGCATTCGTATTCTAAAATATAGATGTCTACAATTGAATCCATTTTATTAAATCCCTCTTTTATCAATTCTAATTTACCTGTATTTTCAGATTCAAAACCATCTAAAACAAGATGTACTTGGTCGATGTAATTCAAGAATTTTAAACCTAATTCTCGGTTAAGAGAAATATTTGAAGTATCTCGTAATTGCTCATAAGCCAAACGAAAAGTAACAGTAGCAGTTGCAGGTTCTGTGGTGTGGTCGATGTCCCAATCAATGAAAAGAGAATTATCGCCAAACAGATCAAAATTATCTTCGTCCAAATCTTGACCTGCATAAATATCAATGTATTTTGGTGGCGAAACGCCTTCTTTTATAAATTCATCTAAAACTGATTCAGATTCGAATTTTGCAGTTATTTTATTATAAAAATCTTTCATTTTAAATTTTGTTTAAACTTGGTTTAACTTCTTAATATTTTATCGATTTCTCGTTGTGTTAAACGTTCAATTCTTCGCATTAATAAAGCAGATTGTCCGATAAATTTTCGTTCAGGATAAGTAGTTTTCATTTTACGAGTGTGTGCCTTGACTGTTGTTGTTCCGTTAGAAACACGTTTTTTTAATACACGTCCAGTTCGTTCGCTTCTTGCTCGTTTGGTTACTTTTCGTGTATGAGATTTAACTCGTACGGTTTTATCAATCGTACCACCGTCATTATGTATTTGTGCATATGGGACATCTGTACCAATGGTTACAGAATTTCGAGTATAAGATAATTTTCTTATCGAACGTTTTAATCGTCCTGATTTAGTCATTAACGAACCTCTGTCTTTTCGCTTTCGTTTTTTCCATGCTACACGAGAGCGGTCAACCCAGTTTTTCTGTACAAATCGTTCTTTAGAAAAGTTAACCGCTTCGATAGCTGCCATATTTGGGAACTTCTCGTAAAGTTTCCCTAAGGCTTTTAATTTTCTTAGATAATCCGACATAATTAAACGTTTTCTGCATCAATAACCATTCGCATAAACATTTCTTTCATCCAAGCTTCAAATTGAGATTTAGTCATACTTTTACCACCTTCATTGTTGATATGTACATCTCCTTTGCTAAATGAATCAATTTTGATGTCTATTTTCTTCACTTGATTAGCAGAACCAGCAACTTTGTTAATATCGTCTTTTGTTTTCTTAGAGCCTTTACCTAATTTTTTACCATTAGCATCTGTAGAATCTCCCAAAGGTTTTGGTTGATATAAACTTGCTTTTTCTGCTAATGCTTTAAATCCTGCACTATTTTGTTGGTCTTCGATAATTTTAGCTAACATCGGACGTGTTTTAGCTTGCTTTTCATCAAGTGTAACAAGATTATTGTTTTCTCTAAACGATTTGATTTTATTTAAAGCTGAATCTGCAATTCCTGTTGGATCAAATTCAGAAATCATTTCAAAAATCTGTTGCAATGGTTTTAAGAATGTGTCCATTAAAACAACACCTATACGTTTTAAACCTCCAATTATTCCATCAGTTTTAAAAGCATTTACAATACTATCCCAATTGTTCTTTATAGCCATAAATCCATTTACAACCCAACCAATCGGACCGAGAAATTGTAACAATGCTGCTCCCCATTCGTCATATTTGTAAATTGCTATTGCTATCAAAGCAACTAAAGCAACAATTGCAGCTATAATAATTCCAACTGGGTTAGCAATCAATGCAACATTTAATGATGTTTGTGCAGCAGTTAGAGCTGTTGTTGCAGTAGTCCATAACGCTTGTATTTTTACATACGCACCAAAGATTGCCAAGCCACTTGCTAAACTAAAAATTAATGTTGCTAAAATAGAGACATAAGGATTTCCATTTCTTATTTCTGTGAAAAACCAAATAAACGCCTGTATCAAAGTAGTTGTAACATCAGCTAAAAACATTATAGATGCTGTTATATTATCCATTCCGATTGCTTGTATAAGATTGGAAAAACTATCAACTATACCTGCTTTTAATTGTCCTAACGCTCCCTCAAATGTTTTAGTAGATTTAGCTGCTTCAACTGCAATAGGGTCAGTTCCTAAATCTAATAAAGCCTTATTAAATTCGATTGCTGATATTTGTCCGTCTTCCATGGCTTGTCTAAAATTACCTGTAAAAGCACCATTTTTTCGCAAAGCTTCTTGTATTTTTCCACTTGCTCCTGGAATAGCATTTGCTAACTGATTCCAATCTTGAGTAACCAATTTACCCGCTCCATTGGCTTGGGTTAAAACTAATGCAACCGACTTATAGGTGTCGGCATTTCCTCCAGCAACCGCATTCAGATTTCCTGCTGCCTGTGTAAGAGCTGAATAATTTTGTACACCGTTTGCAGCTAATTGGGCTGTCGTATTGGCAATCGTTTGTAAATCGTACACCGTATCATCCGCATACTTTTTTACTTCGCCTCGTGCTTTTGCAATAGCAGATGAATTGAACCCACCAAATTGCATGGTTTGTTCAAACTTGGTTAATGAATCTACTGCATCAATAGCTTCGCCACTCAATTCTTTAATTCCGTTAACAGCCATCGACATAACTTCCATACCTATACCAGCACCTAAGCCAAAATTGAAACTATTGTTTAAATTTTCAATTTGTGATGTATCAATATTTGGTAATCGTAACGAGTTTAATCTTTGTTGTGCCGAATTAACTGTAGAATTAATTCTGTTTTGTGCTCTACTCAGCGCATTATTAAACAGTCTATCAGATAGTTCTAATAATAATTCTAATTTACTTCTACCTGCCATATTAATTTATTTTGTATATTTGTATCAAGAAAAGGTTAAACCCGATAGGCTCACTGCTTGCAAAGTCTTCACCGTTGGGGTTTAACCTTTATCTTTTATTAATAACCCGCTTCTTGTAGTTTTTTCCTCTTTCATCTCAAACCATGTTTTTATTTCAAGATTTGTATTATTCATTTCACATAAAACAACAATTGTTTTATTCTTATAAAACTTAATGTATCTTAAGGTTTGATTTTTTTTGTTATTTTCTCTACTTAACCAAACTTCATCAGGTTTAGAAATTATATTTTTAATATGAGGAACTAATTGATGACGTTCTTCTTTGATATAATGTCCTTTAGTATGTCTTTTAAACACTTCTTCAGGAAGAATTAATTTTCGTTCAAAATAATCTTCAAACCCCATGAAATTTTTATTTCCTTTAGTTTTTCCTGTTACTTTGAATAATTCACTAACATTATCTTCTGTAATTGATTTGTCCAGTTTAATTGGTTTTAAATCTTTTTTAAACTTATCATAAGCGTCTAAGTGATATTTATCAAAAGACATATCATTGATTTTTTTTGACATTCCTTTGGTGTCTGCATAAAATTGTTCATTTGTAAAAACTTGTTTTAAATCACCTCTATTTATAGCGAATTGAGAATCCTTCCATTTACCATCTGAACGCATCATTTTTTCTACAGCTTCATTTCCTGATGTCACATGATCTGGTTTACTTGGCAATTGAATCATTTCACAACGACAACCGTAACCATTCGGTGGAAAAAGTTTCATTGCTTTTTTATCACTTAAATTAAAAACTAACCCTTCTAATTTTTGATGTTGACTTCTAACTCTTGAATCTCCAACAGTCTGATATTGTACAAAAGGAAAATCATCTATTTCTGACATAAATTTATTATATGCAGCTGCGTTTTGTCCCACCGAAATAGAAAGATTATATTCAGCTAATAACCATTCTTCGTTAAATTCGGATGTTTCTTTTAAAGCTAATTTTTTGAAATCCTCAAATGATCTGATTTGCAATTTTTCTTTATCAATTAACAAATCTGTCATTGCAACTAAACGAGCCTCGGTTTTACTTTCAGCAAATTCAAACAAATTGAACTCCATCATTTGATACGCCAATGTATCAGGTGTATTCCAACCTGAAGTAACGCCATAACCTTGCTTTAAACCTTCTACTAAATACAACGCTTCTTTTGCAATCAATCGCCCTTGTGTGCCTAAACTATCCTCATCGTTATAAGTTTGTTTTGCAAGCTCTTCGTTCAGTCTATCCAAAAACGAAGGTTCATCGCCATTCGCTACAGGATGAGTTCCACAACAATTATGAATAGTCGGGACGTTTCCAACTTGCAATGGCTTTACCTGTATTCTTTTGCTTGGGATTGTTGTTTTCTTCATCTTGTTGATTATTTTGATTAGTGATGATTTGGCGTTGTTTTTTACCTGTAATTGGCACATTGAAAGTTGTAGATAGCCATTCAGGGTCTACTTCATGATCTTGTAAAATTCCTTGAACGATATTCCAATATTGTTGCAAGTCGATTTCCTCTTTCGATTCTATCCATTCTAAAACATCATCGTTAGATAATTCAGAATATCCCTGTGCAATTAATAATGGAATTAACTCATCATTTACATTGAAAGATATATCACGTCTATCTGCTTGTGATATTTTGAAATCTAACGATCTTTCGTGTACTTCTGTTTGCGAACGATTCGCTGCATTTGCTGTTAATGTATTTGATCCAACAATTACAGCAGAAATCTCATTACTGTTTTGTTCAATGAATTTTGAATAAACATTGTAAGCGTCGGTTCTATTGGCTTCATCAAATTTGATAGTTGTACCTTCTGGAAAAACTCCAATACTTGCTTCTGCTAATGCCAATAATTGTTCTTCAACTTTGTCTAAATGCTCGTTATCACTTCGATTTGTTGTTGCAGAAACTAATGGCATTCCAAATTTTTCGCAAAACTCTGCCCATGATTGCGCAACATTTCTTTTCCAAATGATGTTCGGAATAATATTATTAATCAATCCTAAATCATCATCCCCTAACTGCAAAACCCAATTTTTGTGCATTGGGTCTGTATAGTCTATAAAAGTTTGAGAATTAAGATCAGGATAAATACGTTTATAATTAGTTGCTGTATTTCGTTTTGGAATTTCTCTAAATTCAATTTTATGTCCATCAAAATTTTGAAACTCGATAACTTTTGCTCCATAAATTATAGAATGGAGATATAATTGTAAATATTCGAAGAACCATTTTTGTTGAAATAATTCTGTAGCTTTTTCATTAATTTCTCCAGTTCTTTTATTTCTGATTTGGTAACCTGTACTTAGAGTTGCAGAATAGCGCAATTGTTCTTGGGCTTTCAAAGTGGCGTCAATACCTAAATCATCAATCAAATCTGCATAAGTATTATATCTTGGATGTTCATGTAAACTTACAAGCATTAACGACTGTCTCCATTTATCAATATCCTTACGAGATATATCTTTGAAAGATTTTGCAATTTGGTCGATTACACGATCAATATTTTGGTTTTTTCCACTTCTCTTTCGTGGAATTGTTGAAACTATATTTTTAGGCGTTTTTGACGCTTTAAATAAATTATTAAATAATTTCATCATTAAATTTTTTAGAATAGCTTAAAAGCGAGTTTAAACACTGTTTAAACAATTATTAATACTTATGATTTTGTTGTTTGTATCTGCTCACAATACGAATGCTTGATTTAGCCTTGCCTGTTTCTACATCAACAATTTTTGGTAAATCTGCACTTGCTTCTCCTTTTGAGATAGATTTTAACCATTCTAAAGCATCAGCATAACGGTCTGAACGATGTTGAGGAATTTTATTAGGAGCTAAACTTGTGTACAAATGATACAAAGCACAATCAATCGTTATCATTACAATAAATGAATTTCGTTCTGTTCCTTGCGCTGAAAAGATTTTTACAGTATCATAAAAACCATTGATGTAATTTTTGATTTGATCAATTGCCATTTGTTCTGCACCAGCTAATTTGGTATCAGAATAATTCTCTAATAAAATTGTTTTAATTTCTTTTCGAATTAAAACGCTGTAATCATCTTCATTAATAAAACTCATTTTAAAACTTGTTTTTTTTGCGTTGGTTTATTTTTTTTCTTGAAACTGTACGAGGTTGGAATTTTGAAACAAAAGACGCTTTATTAACCTCTGCCATTCCTGATTGTAAAAAATCGGGTCCGTCATCATTTGCAGTACTTCCTTTTTCGAATGCGTACAATTGGTCTTCCATTGTTGCATAATCATTTGACTCTTTAAATTCCTCGTTGAAGTATACATTTAATCTTTCAAAGAAACCTGCCATGGATTCGATACGATCATATTTATTAATCTTTGATTTCTTATCAGCAACAACTGGAATGTAGTAACCTCTTTCCTCTCCAACTAAATCAAAATCGTTGACAAAATCGTCCATTGCGAAAAGCCCTTCTATCAAAAATTTTATATTGTATTTTAATAAATTGTGTTTTTCAACCAAATCATACAGCCATTCTGCAACTGCTTTACGAGTAGATTGTCTTAAAAAACAAAATATTAAATGATATTCTTTTCCGATTCTCCCAATCAATCCCATACCCTTATAATCTCCTGCGTCTTTGTAGGATAAATCGCCATAAAAACAAAGCGCATCATATTGGTCAAATCGTAACCTTTTTTTGTATTGGATGAATTCAGGTTTAAATATTTCACCATCTTGTATATGCTTGTGCATATATTCTCGCATAAATGAGCGATAAGGTGTATTATCATATTTTTGTCGCCAATATTCTGCTGATGTTTTTTCTTTCCAATTCGGCTCAAATGTTACTAATGATTTTACAGCTGCAACTGTTAATATAAAATGTTTAACCTTTCGACCAGCTTGTTTTGCTTTTTCGTTGATACGGTTAAATTCTTGTTTAAGCTGGTTGATAATTGTGTTTTTGTGGAAATTGTTATTTGCTACAACAAAGCGTTTTCTTTTCGCACCTTCATCAAAAGTACCTTGTAAATCTTCCCAAACCCACTCATAAGCTCTACGAGATAATTTCTCGTTGTTACATAGTTTCTTCGTGTCAACATCATCAACCACAATATAATCGGGACGTTGTGCACCTTCACGAAGTCCACGCACAGACTGACGAAAACCACGAGATACAAAACGAACTCCGTCAATTGTACTAAAATCGCCTTCAGCCCAATCTCCATATTTAAAGCGTTTACCGTAATCATTGATTAATCTTGGATTATGCTGTAATTGAGCTTGAATATCTGAAATCAGTTTTTTTGCCTTATCAACGGTTTCACCAATCAATAACATGAAAAACAAATCCTTTTTCACTAAATACAAATACAAAGGAATTCCCATATCCAAATGCACGGATTTAGCACCTGATCGATAGATTTCACCTAATAATGAGCCTTCAGGATTATCAATAATTAACTTGGCTAACTTCTTATGAAACCAAGCACATTTTGATTTAGCATACATTTGAAAATGATATTCAAACCAAGCGACATAATCCTTTTCAAGTTCATTGATTCGTTTGATTTTTTCTTTTGGCGTTTCATTGATGTTGACAGTTGCCGATTGCTCAATTTTCCGACAATGTTCCTCATACTGTTTAAGTATTTTTTCAAAACTTTTTGTCATTATTCCTCTTGATTAATTCGGTATTGTAAAAAGCGTTTATGCCATTCTGTAAATTCAATTGCTAAGCGTGGTTCTTGGTCTGCCATCCAATTATCAAACTCTTTGAAAACCGAAAAAATGACTTGTACAGAGGTACGAGATGAAAGGGTTTCAATTACTTTACTAACTTTTGCCAAAGCATCTGCGTCAATAGTAGAGTTTTCTCCACTTGCAATACTTTTTAGCTCTTTCATCAAGACTTCTTTAATCTTATGAGGTGCTGCTAAAAATTCATTTCGTTTATTATCCCAGTTCCCTTCTTTGCGCCAACGTGAAAGCGTTTGTTCAGAAACTCCAACCAATGGAGATATTTCTTTTGCAGTTAGTCCATCTTCTATAAATAGTTTTTCTGCAAGCTCTTTTTTTGCTTTGTTATTGATATTTCCACCTCCTTTAATTACCTCCATTTTATTGGCTTTTATTAACAAAATTCTTTGATAATCAAGTGATAATCTAATAAACCCGAAAGCCTTGCCGAAGATTTAGGAAAGACACGAAAACCTTTAAATATTTGCTCAATAAAATTTCAAAAAAGTGATTTTAGCAGTAGATGATAATGTAATTAGAGCAATAGGTATTATTTGGGAAGGTGACGGTGTTTACTTCACACGTGTACTTAATGAAGTTGAACGATTACACAATAATATAGTTATCAAACTCCACACTTTCGGAGGTAGTGTTTTCGATGGAAACTTGATTTATAATGTATGTAATGCATCTACAAAAATTGAACGACTTGAAATTATTGGTATAGCTGCATCGATGGGAGCGATAATCAGTCAATCTCGCAAAAATGTTTATATGGTTAGAAATGGATTTATGATGATTCATCCTCCATCGGGCTATGCTAACGGTACTGCAAAAGATTTAAAAGCAACGGTAAATCTATTGGAACAAATGGAGAAAAACTTTTGTAATGATTTGAGTGCAACTACTGGAAAAACTACAAAATGGATTCAAGAAAATTGGTTAGATGGTTCTGATCATTGGTTTTCTGCGGAACAGGCATTGAAAGAAAACTTAATTGATGGGATTATTGAAAATGAAACAGAGGTTGACCGATTTGACCCATCAGAAATAGAAAACGAAAACGAGGTTTATGCACGTTATGCAGCCTTGTATATTCCAAATATTACTAATAATAAAATTGAAACAGACGAAATGAAAAAAGAAGTCATTGAAGCTATGAATTTACAAGGCGTGAACGAGAACAGTTCAGATACAGCAGTAATTCAGGCACTCGTAACGAGATATTCAGCTTTAGAAAAGAAAGATGAAGATTATAAAAAAGAACTTGCTGATTTACAAGCAAAACTTGACGAACAATCAAATGGAGCTGTTGCATCTATTATTGATGAAGCTGTAAAAGCAGGTAAAATCAAAAAAGAAGATGAGCCAACTTATGAGGCTATTGGTAAAACATCAGGAATAGAAGCTTTGCAAACAGTTTTTGCAAATATGAACACTCGTAAACCTATTGCTGGTCAAATTAACGGTGGAACAGACGCTAATTTAGACAGAGCAAGTTGGGATTTTGATAAATGGCAAACAGAAGACCCACGAGGTTTTGAAGCTTTGGCAAAATCAGATCCTGAAAAATTTAAAACATTGTTTAACGCTAAATACACAAAATAATGGCTGGAGTATATAGAGAAATTTGGACAGGCGAATTAGTCGAAGGGTTTAGACCTTTTGTTGACGCATCATTTTTAATCAACATTACTGACTATTCTGAATTTGTTACAAGTTCAAGAAATGGAGAAAATGAGGTAATTCATTTAGTTGATATTGGTGCTGATCCTGAGGTATTAATTAACAATACTGCTTATACAATCGGTTACTCTGAATTAGAAGATGGCGACATCGCATTCAATTTAGATAAGTATCAAACAGTAGCTACAAAAGTGACAGATGATGAGTTGTATGCTATTACTTACGATAAAATTGCAAAAGTAAACGAGAAACATCGTTTGGCAATTCTAACAAAGAAATTTGGTAAAGCTATTCATGCAATTGCACCAAAATCGAAATCAATAGATACACCTGTAATTGGAACGTCTGGTGCAACAGAAGCTGGAAAAAAAGTTGCGACTTTGAAAGATATTATTGATTTGGCAAAAGCAATGACTGATGCAGGTGTACCAAATGATGGTAAACGAATTTTAGTTTTAGACGATTCGCATTTATTTGATATTCTGAAAGAAGATACAAACCTGTATAAAAATTATGTCAATGTAGCTACTGGTCAATTATTGCCGTTGTTATATGGTTTCAAAGTGTATTCGTACGGAAACAATCCTTTTTATGCAGGAACTACAAAAGCAAGTTACGGAGCTGTTTATGACGATGCTACTCACAGTAAAGCGTCTATTGCATTTTATGCACCTGATATGTTCAGAGCAGAAGGTAAAACGAAAATGTACTTCGATGAACCTGATACACAAACTCAATCATCAGCAGTCAATTTTAGACACTATTATTTAGTAGCACCTAAAAAAGACCGTGCAATGGCTGCATTAGTAACTACAAAAGCTTAACTATGAAATTACAAGATCAAGCCAAAAAAATATTTTCTCAAAGCTCACATGATGAGCTTTGGGCAAACCCATCAGGAGAGTTCTTCAGTTCAAAAAATCTTGCTGAACTGAGTTTAAATAAAGGTCAAAAATTGACTTCATTCAAACGTGATGATAAAGCGTCTGAAAAACAAGAAGTAAAGGAAGATTCAAAAGATAAAGCAAATGAGCAATCTTAATGGAGTTACTACTAAAAAAGGAAAAGTTGGTGCAAATCGTACCAATAACAAACGTGCTGTTTCAGGATTAGTTATTGCATCGGTTGTATTGGCAGGTTTAGGGTTCAATACACCTGTAACCATTTACAATGTTGAAGATTTAGACCAATATGGTTTAGATGCAGATTTTGACAAAACAAATAATGTTAATGTTTACCGTCATATTTCGGAGTTCTACAGAATGGCTGGCGCAGGTACTGAATTACATTTTATGTTAGTTGAGAAATCATCAAACCTTAAAACGTTAGTTCAATCTGAAAGCGTAAAAACATTATTGGCTTATGCAGATTATGAAATTCGTCAAATTGCATTTGCTCTTAATCCTACAGAAGCACCAGCAGTTGTTGACGGAATGCCAACCGATGTTATTGAAGCAATTCCATTGGCACAAGCATTAGCAGTTTGGGCATTTGAGCAAAATATGCCTTGTCAAATCTTTTTAGAAGGTTACGGATTAGATGGAAATTCAAATGTTGTGGAGGATTTACGAGCAATTGAAAATGTAGAAGCGACAAAGGTTTCTGTAGTAATTGGTCAAGATTGGAAATATGCAGATTCTAAAACAGGTTTAGCACAAAATTTTGCTGATGTCGGAACTGTTTTAGGTGTTTGTTCATCTGCTAACATTGCTCAAAACATTGGCGACAATGAAGCATTTGATTTGAACGACTCAACAAAAGATGCTTGGATGATTGCAGGATTATCTAATCATAAAAAGAATACAGAAATCTATTCACAGCTTCAAACCTTTGAAGATAAAGGATATATTTTCGGATTGTCTTATGCTGGTTTAGCAGGTATTCGTATAAATAACGATCATGTTTGCGCTCCAATTATTGTTGACCAAGAAGGTAATATGAATGAGCATACAATTGCTTATGGACGTGTAATGGATGATGCAATTCGACAATTACGATCAGTTTATTTACCTAAAATCAAAAAGACTTATCCAGTTGATGAAGAAGGTAAATTATTAACTCGTGCTTTAGTTTCATTAGAACAAATTGGCGATGATGTTTTTGATGAAATGCAAAATGCAAATGAGCTTTCACTTGGAAAAACAACAATTGACCCTGATAGTGATTTACTCGTAAAAAAAGAATTGCTTGTAAGTTACAAGATTGTACCAATGGGAACACTTGGAGAAATTACAGGAACTATTAACATTAAAAATAGTTTATAATGGCAAAAATTACACGAAACGGAAAGTCATACGATAGTGTTGATGTAAAGTGTAACATCAACGGTGTTGATATTGAAGTAACATCATTAACATACGGAAATGAGCAAGAACATCAATTAAATTGGACGCTTGGTTCATCAGAAGCAACCTCTTGGAGTACAGGTAAAAGAACGCCTAACGCTTCTATGGGAGTAATGATGCACGATATTACACCATTAGAAACTGCAATGATTGGTAGAAGTATTTTAGACATCAAACCATTTTATTTGATTGTCTCTTTTACAAACGAATACAATTTACTTGTAGTAGATCGTCTTTTGGTAAAATTTACAAAAGAAGGTCGAGAAGTTACAGGCGAAATGGGGCTTAAAATGGATTATCCATTATTTGCTTTGAAAGTAGACCTTAACATGAAAGCATAGTTTTAAACCCTTTTTAAATACATTTTAAAATGTCAAAAAATCAAAAAGAATTAACACCTGAACAAATTGAAAAAGCAGGTGGAGAAAATAATTTACGTCGATTAACATTAGTAGATTCTAATGATAACGAAGTTCAAGTAATTGCAAAAGTTCCAAGTAGAACAACCATTGGTGAATATTTAAAATTTGCTAATGTTAATCCAACTAAAGCACAAGAAATCTTGATTAATCAATCCTTGCTTACAGATAAAGATTTGGTTAAATCAGATGATTTATTGTTTTTATCTGCTGTAGCTGGTATTGCTGAGATCATGCCATTGGGAACTGCTAAAGTGGAAAAGTATTAACCGATTGTACAGGACTGATAGAAGATGATGGGTATGATCAAATTTTTAAAATCAATGCTTATATCTCTCATTTTCTACACATACCATTTCCTGAACAATTGGATGATGATACTTGGGCGATAAAATGGGCACAAGTGAAATGGTTAGCAGATAAAGGCATTTTGTCTTTGAGTAAAAAAGAAATAGAATAGAAATGAAGAAAACTCAAATAAACCTTTCCGCTCGTTATGCAGCTGCTTTTGGAGTAGCTTCTTTGGTTGACGTTGTCAAAAAAGAATTGAAACCAAAAAAAATGTATGACGTAGATTATTATCAGGAACGTAGTTCAGATTTTGAAAAAGTAAGTTTCGAAATTAATTTAACTGAAAAAGACGGGAAACGTTATGATGAAAAGCTTGAGTTTTCTTCTGTATTAAAAGGTGAACAAGGTAATATTTTCGCACCTCCATTGATGATTAATTTTTCTCAAGATAAATCATTAATTGAAACAGAGGTTAACGATGATGATGCAGTTGTAATTGAACGTTGGGGTACTAAACCTTGGAATATTGAAATAAAAGGATTGTTGATTGATTTGGATAATCGCATTTATCCAAGTGATGAAATTAAAAGATTAAATACATTTTGGTCGAAAAATACAATAATTGTAGTGTCAGGATTACAATTTGAAGAACGCCAAATTGATGCTATTTATTTCAAAAGTATTGAGTTTACACCATTAGAAGGATTTCAAGATACTATACAATTTAGTGCACAGGCAAATAGTATAAAATCAGTTTCTTTTACACTTGGTAAACCAGATGTGAAATTTGATTTCGGATCAGTAGAAGTATCTCAAGAAGACGGAACAGTTTTTTGATTATGAATTATTTGTATTACAATATCAACCTGAAAATCAAAATCGGTAAACGAGTTGAGTTTTATCGTTGTCAATCTATCCAAATAGAAAGAAGCGTTCAGACTTTGATAAATACAGCTAAAATCATTTTACCTCGTGAATATCGAAATGCGATTGATGAAAACGGAAACGCAGTTGATTTACATGGAAAATCGATTTTAGATTTCATTAAACGAAAAGATAAAGTCGAAATTTCATTCGGTTATGATGGGCATTTCTCTAAAGAATTTGTCGGTTATATTACTAAAATAGGTGCAGATGCTCCTTTAGAGATTGAATGTCAAGATGAAATGTTTATGCTTAAATCTGCTAAACGTTATTCAGGATATTTTAAAACAGGAAGCGTAAAAGATATTTTAAAAGCAGTTATTCCAGCGAAATATGATGTCATTTATGATGCTGATTATTTTATCGGAAAATGGAAAATTGAAGATGCCACACCTTATGAAGTATTACAAGAACTGAAAGAAAAAGCATCGATTAGAGCATGGTTTGGTTATGATGGAAAATTAAACGTTGGAATGTTGGTTGATTTTAAACCTCGAAGAGTTCATCAATTAAATTTTTCTGAAAATATACGCCGTGGTTCTGATATTAAGTTTGAAAGAAAAGAAAGTAAATCGCTTTACTTGTCGGTTAAATCATTACAAAAAGATGGTTCAACAATCGAAAAATCTCTTGGAGAAAAAGGCGAAAATGAAATGACAATTCAAATGCCCGGGCTTTCAAAAACTGAACTGAATGATTTTATTAAAAAATACTATCAATCAAAAAGTTTTGACGGATTTGAAGGAACGATTGATACGTGGTGTTATCCATTAATCAAAGAAGGTGATGCTGCAGATTTAGTGCGTCCTTTTTATGAAGATAAACATCAAGACGGACGATACTTTGTTGAAAGTGTTACAATCAATATTGACGAATCATTTGGGATCAAAAGAAGTTTAAAAATCAGTTACAAATTGTAGTTATGGAATTAGGAGAAATCTTTGAAGCTGCTGTAAAAAAAGCAAATAAAAAAGGTGTTAAACGGTTCCCATTGATGACAGAAACAGTTACAGAGGTTACTGAAACAACCTGTACAACTTCTGATGGTGTTGATGATATTCGATTAAACGCAATTGATACAGAATTAGATTCTAAAATTACTATTTATCCAAAGATAGGTTCTAAAATCATTTATGGACGATTGAATGATACGGATGATTTATTTGTATTGAAATACTCAGAAATAGACCGAATTGTTATCAAAATGGATAAACAAATCTTTGAAATGAAAGATGGAAAATTCAGAATATTAAATGCTGAAACCAATCTTAAAACTGTTTTAAACGATTTGTTTTCTACTCTCGAAAATGCAATAATTCAGACGCCAAGTGGAGCTGGTAAATTCATTGATTTGAATAAACAAAAATTCAAATCTTTAAATCAACAAATTGATAAACTTTTATTCTAATGGCTTTAAATGACGAACAATTAGTACAGGATATTATTTCGATTCAAAACGAAATGATTCAGTCAGAAAATTACGAAGAAAGTAAACGTATGTATGCTGAAAAGTTGATGCTAGCAATCAAAAATTATTTAATGTCATCAGTCATTCAAATTACGGGAACATCAAACCAAGGAGCTTTTACAGGACAAGGAAAAATAGAATAATGAAAGATTTTAAACGCACAGATGAACAAGACTTAGAAATCATAAATGGTGACTTTGTGATTGATGAAAGTGATCAACAACATATCGAAGATATTTTCATCGCTCAGAAAGGAGAATTTAAAGAGTTTCCACAGCTTGGATTTGGTGCAATAAATTATTTAAAAACTACTATTTCTCCTTACAAATTTGAAAGAGATTTAAGAATACAATTAGAATACGACAATTACTCGAATCCTACTATTGACACAACAAACGGAATTGAAAATACACAAATTACAATTTAATGGATTGGACACAAATATTCGTAACGATTTTAGGATACTTATTGGGTGCGGGAGGTTTAGTTTTTTGGTTTTTAGAACGAAGAAAATTTAATGCTGAAGTATCAGCAGTTTTAGAAAGTGTACAAGCTTCTAAAATTGATAATGACGTAAAACTATCCAATCATTATAAAGACATCTTAGACGATTTGAAACAACGATATGAAGATAGGTATCAAGAATATGAAGCATTGATGCAATCAAAAGAGAAGATTTTGAAAGAAGAAATTTTAATGTTAAATCGAAAAATCAAAATGCTAAAAACTGAAAATATCGAGTTGCGAAAACGTATTGCAGAACTTGAAAAACAAACGAAACATGCAAATCAAAATCCTACATAACCAAACTTTACTTGATATAAGTATTTATCTATTCGGAACTGCAATTGGAGCAATGTCGTTGGCAATTGCAAATGATATTAGTTTAACGGACGATTTGGAGGTTGGAACAGTTTTGCAAGTTCCTGAAAATACAGATTTCGGACAAAGGCTAATCGCTGAATATTTCCAAAACAAAGGATTAAAACCTGCAACAGGTATCACAACGATTGAGAAAGAAATAGAAACGCCAAGCGGTATTGATTACTGGGCAATTGAAGTAGATTTTGTAGTACAATAATTATGAGTGTAGAAAATTATCAAAGAGAAATGATTGTGGCAAAAGAAGCCAATAAAAGTTTAGAAGGTTTGACTTCTACATCCAAAACATCTATTTGGCGAATGATGTTGTACATCATGGCGTATTCTGTTGAACAAATTGCACAACTATTTACGTTACATCGTTCCGAAATAGATACCAAAATATCAACACAAAAAACACATCGTTTGCCTTGGATTCAATCTTTGTATTTGAATTTTCAATATGGCTTCGAATTAATCAAAGAAAAAGATTTGTTTGATAATACAGGTGCAACCGATGAAGAAATCGAAGCGTCTAAAATTATTAAATATTGTGCAGTTAACGAAAGTTCAACAGGTCGAGAAGTCATCGTAAAAATTGCCACCGAAAAAGATAATATTTTATCGCCTTTGGATGCTGATAAAATAGAAGCTATTTATGAATATACAAAGCGAGTAAAAGGAACAGGAATTCCTTATCGTATTATCAATTATTTACCTGACAGATTAAAATTAAACATTCGAATTATTCGTGATCCATTAGTCATTAATGCAAATGGAATGGATATTACAAGTGGTAAATATCCTGTACAAGAATCATTGCAAGAGTTCATGAAAGAATTGCCTTTTAATGGCGAATTACGCATTCAAGATTTAGCAAATAAGTTGGAAGCTGTTACAGGTGTTAATTTGGTTTCGGTTGATTTGGCTCAGTCTTGTTGGATAAATGCAGCAGATAACGATTACGGTGATTGGACGACAATTGATATGCGTCGAATTCCTGAAAGTGGTTATTACAAAATTGAAAATTTTAACGGTATTAGCTATGAAGTATAATATTGACTTTAACAAGCTCGTGGTTCTGTTGTTGCCAACCTTTTTGCGTCAACCTAAAATCATCGCTTATTTACGTTCGGCAATTGCTCCAGTTATCAATATTCATTATGATTTTTTGCAACGGCGTTTGGATGATCATTATAAGTTAGATCACAATTGGCAGGTCTGTTATTTAGAAGCTGTTCTCAACGATAAATTTGATATTTCGGAAAGACGAATCAAGATTATTGAAGGCGATAAATACGAGCGTCAATATATCTATACAGAAGGTGAAAAAAAGCCTAAATATTTAGGTACACTTTACATCCGTCCAAGTTCTGATTATGGGGATGATAGTTTTGATTTTACAATTGATATGAGTGGCGTAAGTGCGAATATATATGATGTAGAAGCACAGGTAAAGTTTTACAAGTTAGAAGGTACACGATTTAACGTAATTAATTTAGGATAGATGAATAAAATAGATATACAACAAACAGGAGGTTTTCCACTCGAAACAGACACACTCAACGCTATGCAAAATGCGTATGATGTTTTTAATTCATTAGGAAATATTATCGCTTCTTTAGCTATTGTTAAAGGTTGCGAAATTTTAGGGAATAACGTAGCAAATGGCGTTGTGTACATCAATGGAGAAGTTTTGGAGTTCCGAGGTGGACAAGCTGGTGCAACAGTTATTATTCGAGAAGAAACGCAAAACAAAAATTTCGAAAATGGCGAAAACAAATTAGTTTATCGTACACGATATGCAACCTTTGGTTCATCTGTTCAAACAACTAATTACAACTGGTCCGACTTTCATCGACCAATGACGATAAAAGAAATTCAAAAGCGATTAATGCCTGTTGGTTGTATTGTGTTGGATTATTACGGACGTATCGAAGATATTCCAAGCGGTTATTTCTTATGCAATGGCGAAAATGGTACGCCTGATCTAAGAGATATGTTTATTGTTGGTTATAATCCAGATAATCCAGATTATAATACTATCGGAAAAACAGGCGGTGCAAAAGAAGTTACTTTAACAGTTAATCAATTGCCAAAACATACGCCGACTGGTTCTGTAACGATTTCAGATCATACACATTCTTATCAATTAGCTGTAAAAGGACGTGGCTATCAAACACGAAGCGATGATAATCCATTAGGAAGTACACAGAATGCAGAAACTTCAAGTGCTGGAGGTGGTACTTTTAATGTTTCGATGAACGAAATTGGAGATAGTAAAGCGCACGAAAATAGACCTCCATTCTTTGTTTTGGCGAAAATAATGTATAAAGGATAAAATTATGAGTACAGATAAAAATACAATAAAGAACTGGTTTAAAACGTCCTTAAAACCAACACAAGCGCAATTTTGGGCGACGTGGGATTCGTTTTGGCACAAAGACGAAAAGCTTCCTATTTCATCTATTGATGGTCTTGGTGGTTTGTTAGACGGCAAAGCAGAAGCTAATCACACGCATACAAACTATGCAACAAATGATGCAACATCGTTAACAGCAGAAAATGTAACTGCATGGCAAAATAAATTAGGTGTTGCCGATTTAAAATTTGATGACAAAGCAATTACCATAACACAAGATTATTCAGATTTTGGTTTACAAGCTGGTGCTTCGATTAACGCATTTAATAATGCTATTTACAGCGAAGTAGCGAAAAAATTAGATGTGCCGACAGAAAATGCTACCAACAGTTATGTATTAATGGCTGATGGTTCTGTTGTTGCTAAATCTGAGTTTGGTAAAGTTGACAAAGTAATGGGTGTTGCACCTGATACAAATAAAAACGTTGATATCTCTGGTGTTGCCATGAATTGGACGAATCCAAGTCAACGATTTTCAGCTTTACCAGATAAAAGTGCTGATGAAACATATGAATTATTTGCATTATTTGATAGTGACGGAAATTTAGCAAAAGCATCAAACGTTGCTAATGCATTTGAAGCAAGTTTAACAACTGCATCTGTCGAACAAAGATTAAAGATTGGTAAACTATTAAATGTTGGAGTAATACACGTTGGATTTATCCAAGATTATTATGGTGATGTGACCGAATTACCTGTGGGTTGGAGTTTGTGTGATGGAACTAACGGAACACCTGATTTAAGAGGAATGTTTATTATAGGGTATGACCCAAGAGATGACGAATACAACGAAATAGGTAAAACAGGTGGTGCAAAAGAAGTGACTTTAAAGCTTCATCAAATGCCAGTACATAATCATAGTGGAACTACATCAATAGATGGTGTACACACCCATGAATATTTAAGTGTTCAGGATCAAGGAAATCAATACTTTGGGGGAGGTAGTTCTGCTAAATTATCTCCGGCAACCACTTCAGAAGCTGGTGGTCACTCCCATAGTTTTTATACTAGTCCTACTGGTGGTGGTATGCCACACGAAAATAGACCACCTTTCTATGTCCTTGCAAAAATAATGTACACAGGTTAATATATAGAGACGTAGTTGGAGTAGAAAATAATATAAGCATAGAATTTCATCTAAGATCATTAATTTGGGAACTTCAATGAAACTATTTCGTCTGCACTTGGCAAAAACGAATATTTCGGAAAGCTTACAAAAGCAGGCAAAGTATTAGTTGCTATCCTCAACTTCATCGACAAAAACCATTGTGCAAAGTCTATCGACTGGGACGTTAAATAACATTTAAACAGTATTTAAAAATATTTAAAGCACGTGTAAAAACTACACGTGAAGGATAAACTCATTTAAAAATTAAGGTATGATATACTTATCAGCAGGGCATCACAACGCCGATTCGGGAGCGGTTGGTAACGGTTACAAAGAAGCCGATTTAACGAAAGAATTCCGAAATGCCATTGTCAAAGAATTAGACAAAATAGGCGTCAAATATATTTTAGACAAAGACAGTGAAACTAATTCGCAATACCAAGGACGAATTAAACCAGGAAGTGGATCGGTACTATTAGATATTCATTTTAATTCTGCAACATCAAATGCAAGCGGTGTAGAAGTGTTAGTAGCAAACGATGCTAACGGAGATAGTCGATTATTTGCATCAGAAATTCTGAAAGCTACTTTATTAGCAACAGGTTTGCCAAATCGTGGTGTAAAGAAAGAAAGCGATTCACAATATGCACGCATTGGTATTTTACACCGTGGTGCTGGTATTGCGGCATTGGTTGAAGTTGGATTCATTAGTAATGCCAACGATATTAAAGCATATAAAAAAGCATTACCAGAATTAGCAAAATCGTACGCTAAACTTTTAAAACAATTTGAAGATTTACGCTCATGAGAACATTAATTTTAATATTGTTAGGGACATTTTTGTCCTTTTCAAATTGCGCTACTAAAAGGAAAACAAAGGATGTTGAACAAGTAAAGGTTGAAAGTGAAAAATCAATCGTTAATGATTCATCTATGAACCTCCAATTGCAGAAATCAACTTCTGATTATTTCCAAAACTATTCTAAGAATGAAACACTATTGCAGAAGCTCGGTTTAACTTATGCTGGTAAAACGAATGAGGATAAAGGTAAAGTTTCTTTAAAACAAACAGAAAAAGGCTTAGAACTCGATATACAAGGCGCAATTGCTATGGCGTTGGAGAAAGAACAGTCGAAAGATGAAAACATATCAGTTCAAAAAGTTATCAGTTTAGTTGATTCGGTTTATTCTGTTCGATTACAACAAGATTTAGCTCAACGAGAACAGCGTCTAATTGATAGTTTTAAATCAGATACAGAGAAAGAAAAAAGCGATGTTAGTATTTGGGTTTATGTCCTCATCGGAGTGGTTATAAGTTTAGTCATCTTCTTTACATGGCTCAATAATCAAATCAATAAACTTAATAAAATAGGAGGAAAATAAAGTCCTCCGAAAATTAAATACCTCTCACAGTAATTTAATATTAAAGCATAAAGCTCCCATTCGGAGGACGTAAGTCTTCTTGATGGGAGCTTTTATATTTTTTACTGTGAGAGCTACAAATTTATAAATATAAATCGAAATAAAAATGAAAAATTACACGCAAAGTCCATTGCCATTTCAAGGGCAAAAGAGAAAGTTTTTAAACCATGTAAAACAAGTTTTGACAAATAGTTCAGAAGATGCAACTTATGTTGATTTATTTGGAGGTAGTGGTATTCTAAGTCATACTGTAAAACAACTAAAACCTAATGCAAAAGTTATATATAATGATTATGATGACTTCAGCAAACGATTAGCAGCTGTTGCTCAAACGAATGTATTGCTTGATAAAATTAGAGCAATTACAAACGGATTACCGAAAGATAAATTAATACCTGAAGTACATAAATTGAAATTATTAGAATTGATTAAAAATGAAGAATGTAGATTGGGATATGTTGATTATATCACTTTATCCAGTTCATTATTATTTAGTGCAAAGTATGTTACTAATTACAATGATTTAGCAAAACAAACCTTTTATAACAATGTACGTCAAAGTAATTATGTGACTGATGATTATTTGGCTGGAGTAGAAATAGTTCATCAAGATTATAAAGAATTGTTTGATCAATACAAGGATTTGGATAATGTTGTATTCTTAGTTGATCCACCGTATCTAAGTACAGATACTTCAACTTACACGAGTGATAAGTATTGGAAGTTGAAAGATTATCTTAATGTATTGGATGTATTGGTTGGTACGAACTACTTGTATTTTACATCCAACAAAAGCCAAATCATTGAACTTTGCCAATGGATGGAAGATAGAACGTCTATAGCTGAAGTAAATCCATTTAGCGGTTCTACAACTGTATGTGTGAATACAACTCTTAATCATTCCGCAAAATATACCGATATGATGTTGTATAAGTTGAATTTATAA